CCTGCGGGAGCACCGTTTGTTGTTCAGTATTTCGTGGAGGATATGGCGGCCATTGCGGCCCACATGTCGATTTAAGGAGCAGCAGATTGTATGATCTTAGTAGATGTCGGATAGTGAAGATTCTGTAGAAGAGAAACCGTGGTTTTGCTATATGTTGGCCTCAACGGATGGCAAAAAGACGTATGTGGGTGCAACGATTGATCCCGATCGCCGCTTGCGGCAACACAATGGAGAGATCTGCGGTGGAGCACGGGCTACCAAGGGGCGCTGCTGGCGCCGTGCATTTCTAATCGGCGGATTCGATGGTGAGAAACCCGCGCTGCGATTCGAATGGCGATGGAAATACCTCACCCGTCAGGCACCTGGGGATACATACATGGAACGTCGATCCCATGCACTGGCTCTTCTCTTGGCCGATTTCGAACACGCATACGTCATTGAACCGGCGGATATGGCCGATTGAGGCCAAAAGTTGATTGTTGGGCATGGTGAGTCGGCGTCATAGTACGATGAGTTCTCCAACTACTACGATTAGCCTTATTACCCTGCATTCACGACGCAATGCCCATCTGGCCGAACAGCTTGCAATGCCGTCATTCGTTACACGCCCTCCCATGCAACGATCCCCATGTTGGGATGTCCAAGATAAAACAGACATGATCGACACGATTGTTCGCGGTTGGAGTTGTATGCCGCTCTTCATTATCCAACGTCCAGAATGCGTCGAAATCTGTTCCGGCGGGGAAGACCATGTATTCGATGGGGCACACAAAGCAGAAGCAGGGTGTGAGTTCATCGATGGGTCGTTCCCAATCACCTATCGGAAGAGTGAAGCCCAGTTTGGCGCCCTCAAGGAGTACGCGGGTAAGTATTTCAAGGATCTTCCACCTGATCTCCGCCTCAAGATTAAGAACTACAGCTTCTCTGTTAATATTATTGACGAAGAAACTGCAAACGATCCAGATGCTCTCTCCATCTTGTGGAAACGCATCAGCCGTGCCGGAAAACCGCTTAATTCCTATGAAATCAGTATCCCAGTACTTGCACCACTGATTCATGCGGTCCTGACACCTGCAGGAGAACAGTTTAAGGGTAGTATCCTGTTTCCGGACGCTACCTCTAATCGGGGAACGCTGGAACGATTCCTGCAATTGCTTCTGGCTATTGCTGAGCTCCCCTCTGCACAACATAGACTGTCGTCCATTAATGATGTCATTTATGAATGGCAGATCCGTCGGCTGGGCGTTACGATGACCCAGCGCACAGAGTCTGTTGCACAAAACACCGAACTCTGGATTGGCATTCTCAATCGCATCTTCAAGATATTGGGAGATCTAATCGATCTAAATATGATCGGTGATGCAGAGGGCAATATTACCATCGTTAGACCTCTATTGAAAACGGAATTACCATTCGTCCTGGCGCGCTTAGCTGCCCGCTTTCCGCGTATTGAAGACTTTCGGAGCCAGAAAATCATGTTGGCGGATCGGTTCAAACGCGAAATCTTCAATCTCAGCCTAGCGGACTTGCAAACGAAATTTGATGGTAATGGGCGCAATGGGGCATATCAGACCAAGCTGTTGCGACACATTGAAACCATTATTGATAGCGGCTCTACCGCTGTTCAGCCGCGAATCTTCACCACTAAACAGAAAAAGGAAAAACTGGAGCAACAGGGAGGAGAATGCACATGGTGTCACTCACCGATTCTTCCCAAACAGAAGCGGGAGGGCGATCACATTGTTGAATGGAGTCAGGGTGGGGCCACTACTCTGGACAATTTGGAGGTGCTGCATCTGCACTGCCATCAACAGAAGACTGCTGGTAACGCGCGCCCTATCTCCCATGTCTAGCACACATATGCACATCTGCTAGCGGTCGTGGCACGGCCTTCTTACTACACTGCTGACCCTTTTTGGTAGTCGCCACACATCTGTATGCCATACAGGGGCCATTGCGGATCTTGTTTCCCATCCATGCCTTGCTGGCTTCGTCGAAGTCGATTTCAACTGCGTACATCGTGCGGGTGGTGGGGACAGGGGAGGAGAGGGGCGTCATTTTTATCCGTGTCCCATTGTAGAGAATGGACGATTGGAGAACTGCTACACGCCGTCCAACACCTGGGTTCGGTTCGTTTGCCAAGAAGGGCGAATCTGCCGGATTCAGTGCATTTGCAAGGCGGGGACCTGCTCCTGCACCTGCTCCTGCCACTGCTGCAGTCCGTCGCACTACTAACTCCAACACACGGAAACAGGAACGGCGATTTCGTGAATCCGGCACACGGAAGGCTGGAGAGCGCCGTGCCAATCGTGTTAGTATTCTGACGCCCACCAGTGAGTTCAATGCGGCGATCCCTGAGATCAAGGTAACCGACACCTACCCCTTCCCTGCCGGAAAAGCCAGTCAGAAGATCCCCCTCAGTTACTTCAGTGACCCCGCATCTCCGTTCGCTGTCAAAGTCTATAACAAAACTGTTGGGGCCGACAAGTTCCTGATGGAGGATTACTATCTCATCGACAAACGGTATGCGAAGCGGGAAGGGCGTGCGATTGCCTCCCGATATATGCTGAAGGTCATCGTGTTTGTCCGTAATAGCAACGGCGACTTGATTGGGGCTCACGGTTCCTATGTTAAGCGCGATGGAACGCGTGTGTGTAACAGAGGCGATACCGGTTTCACGACCGCCATCGGCTCTGTGTCTTCTGGACACTACTATAATACGTCGATTCGTGATGCAATTACTGCTCACGGACTTTCTGGTGCCCCTGGGCTGGAACAGCGTATTCTGGCCTCTGGACTGGGTGAGGCCCGCGAAGAACTCCGTGTGCGCCTCGGTGATATCCAAACGGTAGGGATGCGACCGGAATGTATCGTGTCGAAACTCAAGGAGGCCAACCGTTTCCATGTGTATGGTGTTATTGATATCACACTGAAGGCCGGTATCGGTGTGGAGGATCTCAATAAACGCTATCATAAGGATATCGCAGATCCACGAATGGATAACAAATGGCGCGAAACCTGTACGCTGCATTATGTTGCGGCTGTGGGGGATTGGGGGGAACGAACACGGGATTTCCTTCGCATACTGAACTGATGACATAGAGTACCTAAACAGGCGGATCTCAACTAACATAACATGCCCAATCACTGTCACAACCGTGTAACGCTGATTGGACCCAAGAAGGATGTGGCGGCTATCCGTGCCAATGCATGGTCGTTTGATTTCATTGCACCGCCTCCCGCAGATATCAAGGAATCCGAACTGTATGACTGGCATTGTGAAAATTGGGGAACCAAGTGGAATAATTACGAGTATCAAGAGGAGGAGTATAGTGATAATTATTTGCGGGTAACGTTCAACACTGCCTGGGGTCCGCCCATTCGTTTGTTCGAGAAGCTGTTGGAGAAGTACCCCCGTTGCTGGATCAAGGATATGATCGATATTGAATGTGGGCCATCTGGAGTTTGGGTTGGCTGCATTGAATCAGAAGAGGGGACACTGGATGTGCGGCAGATGACATGGGAAACCCCACTGGCCTACTTTGAAGACGAACATCTCTATGTATCCGATAATTCGCCTTCTCCTGAGGCATCGGTTCCTGAGGAAGATGACAATTTCATTGTGCCTCCAGTAGTTCCTGTTAAGAAGGTGACACGCGTCATCAAGTCACCGCAGGACGTAGAGGGAGCCAGTGTGTAAGCTGTTTTGATTGTATGTTATGGTATCCATTATTGCAATAATAGATATCATAATGATTCATCGGATTTTGTGATATATTTATATTTTAGTATTGTCTGTCCTAGATCAGACTACCACAACAGCAACCACAAGAGTATAACTCCTGGGTGCTTAGTTGGAGTAGGCCAGACCACCCATACCGGACATCACACGCAGCACGTTGTAATTCACGGCGTAGATGCGCACCTTGGCGGTCTTGTCGGTACCGACGGTGTTGTTAGACAGAGTCAGGCACAGAGTGGCATTGTCGATACGGGACATGTTGCAAGTACCGGAAGGCTGGTGGTCCTCGGGGTTCAGGGCGAAGGAATACACGTTGATACCAACAGCGGGGATGTTGGTGTGGTGCTGGAAGGGCTGCACCAAGTTGAAGTACTTACCCTCACGCTCAGAGAAACGATCGTGGCCGTTCAGCTGGATCTTACCCACAACGGTAGGGTTCTTACCGGCCAGACCCTCAACACGGGTGATGGAATAGCCAGACTCCAGGGCGGCGCGGTCGAACCAGTCGGAGTAGTTGAAAGGCTGGGTGCCCTTGTACACATCCATGGAACCGTCGCAGGCCACGAAGGAATCGCGCTGCACAACCCAGATGAGCTCCTTCACGGGGTGGTTGAAGGACATCTTGATCTTGTTGGCACTGGAGGTCACGGACTCATCGCCAGTGAACTGCAGCTGCTCGATCAGGTACTCGTGGGCCACCTGGGCGAAACGACGACGCTCCTCAGTGTCCAGGTAGATGTAATCCACGTACAGAGAGGCAGACACCAGGCCAGTGGAATTCACACGGTCCTTGATGGACTGGGTGTTGGACCAGCACAGGTTGCGCAGCTCGTTGAACTCGAGGTTGATCTTCACCTCGTGGTACTGCAGAGCAATCAGAGGCAGAGCCAGACCGGCGTGACGATTGAACCAGAACTGCAGAGGGATGTACAGAGTGTACTCAGGGGCGCAGCTGCGGTCCTCGTCGGAGGCGTGGGGCTCACCGCCAACGCAGTCGTTGTCGCAGGCAGAGCCAGGGCCGTACTGGGCGATGGTGTTCACCAGCTCAGGGACGTTACCCACCATCTCGGCGTAACCGGCCTGCTTGCCGGCAGGGCGGGTCAGCTCATTCCAGATGTGCAGCCAGTCACCGTAGTGCTTGTCGATCTTCTGACCACCGATCTCGATCTCGACGTTGCGGATCAGATTGTGGCCGACCCAGTTGAGCCAGCGGAACTGGGCACCAGAGCCATCAGTAGAGGCCAGGGCGACCTGGGGCAGAGTGGCCTGCAGGTACACACGGTAGATCAGATCACCGTTACGGGAGATAGTGCAGGTCACACGCTTACCGAAGTTGGCCACACCGTTGAAGGTCTGCTCGATAGACTCCATAGAGAAGTTAGAGTGACGACGGTACAGCTGCTTGAAGAAAGTTACTTGAGGGTTGGCCGTCAGGTATACATCCTGGGCACCGTAGGCTACGAGCTGCATTAAACCACCACCAGACATTGCTTATACTCCTGTGTTAGAAAAAAATCCGGACGCCGGGAGCATTTTCCGCAAAACCGGAGAGGTTGTTGCCGCCATCATTCAGCCGCGGAATGTAATAGGCCTAAAGGGGGAGCAGATAGCAACTATAACTGAATGTCCATACAACTGCGCGATGTGCTTGTAAGCGACGTTATTCCGGATGTTAAAAGCGGATCGTCCAAACACGGTAATCGCCCTACCACACTTGAAGCCCATCATCAACAGAAACTGCGTGAATTTGAAGACTCACATGAGTCACTAACCTCTATGGAAATCGAGCTGGAGGAAATCGAACAGCAGATGGACGTCATCTCAGAAACCTCCGTTCTGACAGATGAATGGCGACAACTTAGCGATCGCGTGGAAGAGCTACGTAAGCGGATCGCCAGTATTAAAAGAGACGATAATCGCATCGATTATTTCTTGAATGTGGGTGACATCCTGTTTCAATATTACGATGCACAGGAATCGCTGGCAAAGGGCGATGCCATGCCGATTGCACCACAGATGCGAATGCCGACTAACTCCGTTCTCAGTTATTTTGTCGAGCCCGCCACCGATGCAGAAACTGCCGCCGCCGCTGCATCCAAAGAGAAAGGGAAACTCAAGATTAAGGCCAGTGAAATCGATTCCTCTGACGGTATGAATCGTGATAAGATCCTAGAGAAATATCTGGCCGTTGTGGAACCGTCTGCCATTAAGAGTGGGATTATGCCTGGATCCGGTATTGAACCTGGTTGGGGATGCTGTCCCGCGTGCGATGTCGAAATGACCTTCTATCAGAATGAGGCCATGTTGGGGTGTCCCAAGTGCGGCTATGAGGAATTCATTCTCATCGATTCAGAGAAGCCCAGTTACAAGGATCCGCCCCGCGAAATCACCTACTTCGCCTACAAGAAGATCAACCATTTCAATGAATGGCTCGCACAATTCCAGGCCAAAGAGAATACCGACATTCCTCACGATGTCATTGACGCGGTTCTGTCTGAACTCAAGAAGGAGCGCATTCGCGACCCCAAGAAAGTCAAGAAAGAGAAGATTCATGAGATTCTGCGGAAGCTCAAGTTATCTAAGATGTATGACCATGTGCAACAGATCAAGAACCGTATCCACCAACAGATGACTATGTTGATCCTCAGTAAGGAACAGGAGGAGAAACTCCAATTCATGTTCAAGGAGATCCAGCCCGCCTTCATCAAATACTGTCCCCGCGGCCGCTCCAATTTCCTGTCCTACCCCTACGTGCTTTACAAGCTCTGCCAGCTCCTCGAAATGGACGATTTTCTGCCGTGCTTCCAGCTCCTCAAATCCCGTGAGAAGTTGTATCAACAGGATCAGGTGTGGCAGAAGATCTGTCAGGAAATGGGTTGGCAATTCATTCGCTCTATTTAACGACCAAAATTAGGATAGAGACGCATGATTCGCTGAAGAGCAAGCGTTCGTACAGCAGGAGAGACGCGGGCCTTGCCAATAAAGTCCTTCAGCTCATCGTATGTATAACTCTTTTTGTGAGCAGCGGCGACTAATCGGGCAGCGGAGTACCGATCGCGTGATTGTGTTGCATTCACATTGACGCGTTCTCCTACATGCTTGCGGGTTCGGGTACGATGGCCGGGTCCAATCGATTTCGATTTGCCTGAGGGGGAAACCCGACGAACGCGGCGGGTGGTTGCAAAGCGGATCCGTGCATTGGCTTTACCCGATTTTCCAGCGGGGACCTCCTCTTCCCATTCGGATTTTGCAGAGGATGATTTATTGCTGGAGCTGCGCGCGAAGAGGGTACTGTTTGTGGAATTGGAACTGGAGTTAGAGTTAGAGTTGGAGTTTGAGAGTTCCAGAATAAGTCCGGGGCCAAGGCGAATGCTCATTTCTACTATAGTATGTGGTTCCTCCTAAACAATATCGGAAACAAACTAACGCAGTAGATGACCGAACGGTACATTGTTGTCAAGGGAGTGGCAGGGTTCGGTGATCGCATTCTGACACTTGGCAAAGCCGTCGAAATTGCACGTGCTACCGGCCGCATCCTGCTCATTGACTGGTTGGACTCCTCATGGAATCATGATGAAAAAGGATTCTTCCATTATTTTCGGTTTGCACCGCCCAACGTAGCCCTGATTGATTCCGACACAGGGGTTCTGGCGAAACTGGCCGAACTGAATGAAGAGGCCGACGTGTCCCCCGTCGGATTTCGCGGGAAGCTGACACGAACGGATCTCACATACAAACTCTCCACTAATTCCCTCATGCTGGATGGTCACACCGTTCAATATACTAATGCTGTTGCTAAATCGACCGCACGGGTGATCGTGATCGCTGCATACTGTGCAGGAGACGAACGTATGGTTATCCCCTACCTGACCTTTCTTACTCCGTATTCGCCGAAGACCTACGATATTGCCGTCCATTATCGCAACACCGACAAACGGAATGATATCACACCCTTCGTGAAGCGGGTACGTGAATTATGGAGGGGCGGCATGTCTGTTTATCTGGCGTCAGATGATGCGGTCGCTGCAGCTCTATTTCGTGCTGAATTTGGAGCCGATAGTTCTGTTCCCCCTATTGCCACTGCTGGAAGGGGAATTCATCACATGGGGCCCGCCGATTTGGCCGCAGCGGGCACTACCAAGGAAGCTCTCAATCACGATATGATCCGCGACCTGCTGTATATGCGCGATGCGGTCCAGATCGTGCGCTGTCGCAACAGTCTGTTTTCGCGCATTGTTTCGGCCCTGCGCGCCGATTTAAAGACAATGTAATCTACATACAGTAGGCGGATGACGCCTGTGCTACTTTAGCTCAGCAGGTAGAGCGTGGTGCTTATATCAGGAACGATATACTTAATGCAACGCCAAAGTCACGGGATCGACGCCCGTAAGTAGCAACCCCCTTCTATTGTGGATATCATATCCTCAATACAAGTGGCTGTAAAAAGTTGAATCGGCGGGGCCCTCGGGGAGGGGTGAGTTTGACGTGAAGATGTCTGACCACGACGACGAGTCTGTGCCTACGCCTGTCCATAAGAATCCCCTCAAGTACAATGTCCATACGCCGTTTCAGGAAATGCCCACTGATCGCGTGGCCTCCCTATCCAAGAAGATGGCAATTCCTATGCATCTCATGCTTCTCAATCTGGATGGCAACATGAATATCGCCATGAGTATCCGTACCGCTGCGGTGCTAGGAGTGAGCGATGTGTGGATCGTCGGTGTTCGTCGCTACGATGCCCGCCCAGAAGTCGGGGCACGCCATTATGTCCGTGTCCATAAGGTACCCATGCTGGATGACCCCCTTGCCTTCTTCACCGAACGGAGCCTGCAACCAATTCTCGTCGAACAGGGCGGTGTCCCTCTAGAGGAGATGAACTTTCGCCCCTATATCCGTGATACAGAGAAGCCCGTCTGTTTCATCATGGGGTCCGAAAGTCACGGAATTTCTGCGGAGTGGCTGCATGCGCTCAAGGCAGCTCCGCGCATCAGCATCTCACAATACGGAATGATTCGAAGTCTCAATGTCAGTATTGCAGCATCCATCGTCATGTACGAGTATCTCAAGCAGTGGAGGGGCGTCGCCGGCGCGTCGATCTAAATGATTCGCATCTCCTAACAAGAATACGAATGCCCCATCAAATAATCGCCTCTTTTGATTTGGGTATCAAGAATTTGTCGTATTGCGTGGCGACATTCGATGTGTCTGGAGGGCTCGTGAGTATTGATCGCTGGGCAAACCTCAATCTTCTGGCAGACGGCGCCGATTCACAGAGTCAGACCCGCTGTGAGTGCAAAGGCCCTGCCTCATGGATCGATCGTGCTACAGGAGTAATCCTGTGCAAGAAATGCGTCAAGAAGGGGAAATCCGCGAAGCCTGTGCTGGAACTCACCGCAACCAAACTGGCCGATTGGCGGACGTGGGCACAGGAGACACTGGGCCTGGAAGCTGCCGCTGCAAAGAAACTGACGAAGGTCGCCATCGAAGCCCGCGCTGCCGACATCCGTCTGATGCCATACAAGGCACCTAAAGCAAAGGGTGTAAGCCTTCAGGATATTTTGGTCGGCATGGAGAAATGTCTCAATGGAGAACTGACATGGCTCGCACAGGCTCAACGTATTCGCCTGGAAAACCAACCATCGGAATTTGCACCACACATGAAATCCATTCAGATTATGCTTTTTACCCTCCTGGATCACCGCCTCCGGACCGAAAAGGGTTGGACCGGTACCATGGAATTTGTCAATGCCAGTGTCAAAACCAAGGGAACAGATGCAGGTGTCGGTAAAGATGCCAAACGCAGTCGCAAAGTCGCCGGTATCCAAAAAGTTACGGAGACTCTTACCAAGGCTGGGACTGCCTCTGCAGCGACTGCTGAGAAACTCGCCTGGTGGCAGGGACAAGTCAAACAAGATGATCTGGCCGATGCGTTTTTGATGTGCCTGGATGCCGCTGTGCCGAAGCACGTTTAACCTTCCAATTAAAGCTCTGGCCCTAAGACAACGATATGAACGTACAGTTTGCGGAAAACACTGGATTCAAACCCTCCGCACAGGATCTGGCCTCTTTCGCGAGCCGCGCAGGTGAAATTGACCTCGGCGATGATGTGATTGAGCTCGGCGATGATCTGGGCGTGAGTCTCCTGACCAATCAAAGCAAGGTAGCCGCATCGCCCCGCGCTCCTCCCCGACAGGTCAATTTCAATACTGCCCCTGGTGGTGGAGGTGGCGGTATGCCTACCATCCATATTAACCCGGTCGATGATCTGGACGTCGTCAATCTAGATGCAGCCCCCGGTGTCAGCGATATCCATATTAATCGCGATACTGAAATCCCGTTTGTGGTGGATACCGGTAGTTCCGTTATGGGCGGGTCCTCTGAATCTGCCCCTACACAGCGCCTGTCTCCCGAAGAGGAATCCCGTCAAAAGCGTGATCTGCTAACCAAGATTCAGCGTCTGGATGGTTCCGGTGTGAATGGAATGCGCGTCAGTATGCAAAACAGTCTGGAAGAGATCAAGGAAGAATACGAAAAGCGCACGGACAGTCGCAACCTGGAGGCATCTATTCGCTTCCAGCGTAATGCACTGATGACCTTCGTAACCGGTGTGGAAATGGTCAATGAAAAGTTCGGCCATCGCCTCCCCGTGAAGCCGCGCCTGAAGGGATGGTCCGAATCTGTCCATACTAACGTGGAGGACTTCGACGATATCTTCGAGGAGCTGTACGATCTGTACAAGGACAAGACCAAGATGCACCCCCTCTTACGTCTGGTGGGAACACTGGGTGTGTCCGGTGTGATGTTCCATTTGACGAACGCTTCCGCCGAACGCTCTGGTATCCCTGGGATGTCTGATCTCCTCAATGAAAACCCGGAACTCCAGCGCCAATTCGCACAGGCAATGGCCGCCAAGATGGGAGGCGTCGGTAATTTCATGTCTGCTGCAGGTGGATTCGGTGGTGGAGGTGTTCCTGCCGGTTTCGGAGGTGGTCCTGCCGGTTTCGGAGGTGGTCCTGCTCCCACTATGAGTTATTCCGGCCCTACTCAACCGCCCAGTCCTCCCCGCGGACCGGCGCCCAGTCAGTCCAGCCGTGTCCCCTTCAATATGGCCGCTGCCGCCGCCGAAGAACCTCCCCGCGCCCGTCGTGAAATGCGCGGGCCATCTGGCGTAGATGATGTTCTAAAGGCATTCGAAGCCGAACGCATGATGAATGCCGCTGGCGGTAACCCCATCAGCGGAGGACACGCCAGTATCTTTGCCCCCAATGGGCCTCCACCTACTCCTCCCCGCGGAGTACAGATCCTGCGCGAAGGTATCGGATCTCAGGCCGACCCCATGGCCGATTTCCTGAACGATGATCTCGGCAGTATCGGAAGCGGTAGCACTATGAATACCGAACGTCGTCGGGGACGCCCCCGTCGCACTGCCGTCACACCCGTCGGCTCTGTTCTCAATCTCAACGTATAAGAAACTGCACACAAACTATACATTTATGTATCATACAATCCGATTCTATTGTACATAAATAATCAATGAGGGCTACTATGCCTTATGGGGTTCGCTCCAATCCCGCAGAATATACCAGCCGGAATTCTCATTCAGCAGATAATGCAGGAAGATCAGGACCAACATCGTTAGCCAGAATGCCACGATCATATTACGGGTACCGATGAACATGATGGCAAAGAGCAATAGGGGGCGAAATACGATATTCTGTAGAAAGGCCTCCTGTGCCGGTGTAACCGACAGCGCCATGAAACGACCCCCCAAATTCAGCAGAATATACGCAATACCCAGAATATACGGATTCATATTGATATCGTGGATCGACAGTAACATATTATCCGCAACGGTTGCGGGAGCTTGCACCGGTTGCGGCAGCGGTACTTTCTGTTTGCTTTTCATTATCCCTACCCTGGAACACTAAAATCTGCATGCGCCTTCTTCGGTGAGATCCAACGCGGTAAGAGGATCCACGCCACCCATACAATGAACGCGGCTATACCCCAAACCGGACGTATATCCGTCAAAATCAACACCATCCATGCACCTAACAACCGGAATAGTGGCTGCTTCAATAATTGGAATATGATATCCATTGGCCTCTACTCTATTATTGGGAGTTTGTTTGGGGATACTCCGTTTCGGTTGCGTAGGGCCCAACGGGAACAGGACGGTCCTGGATCCCACGGGGAGTTTCGTCCATAACGGCCTCACCAAACCACGGCTTTGCATCGTCACTGGATACTTCGTCTATTATGAGCCCAGGACCCTCCGTTCGTTCCTGAATGGTGTGCGGGTCCTCCATCATGACTTCCTCCTGCAACCAACGATGTTTCTGTGTTACCTTGTTCTTTACGAGCGTCATAGGGGCGAAATTCTCCGTCAGATTCGCGGCACGAACACCTGCAAACAGAATCAATAGCGCCATCGCCAACACAGGGGTCTTCGTAAATATCCATGCGACCATCAGCAAATACAAGATTGCACCGACATTGGTGTGCAATACCGATCGGAAAGAAGCCGGTACCTGATGCGGCAACACTGCCAACAGAATCGCCCCAAAAGCCACAATCCAGGATGGCTCTATAGGGATCCAATGAAGGCGCATGGGGATAGGGGCCGGTGCTTGCATTCTACCTCTGTATCGCATTTTGTCTAAACAACGGCAGCGGGATTCACCCAATTATGGACTAAAGGCTGCTGGAGAAAGTCCGGACGAAGAGCAACCGTCTCCACCCCCCGTTCAAAGACAAACCGATATCCGAAGTCCTCAATCAGATTGCGAATCGTGGATCCCGTCTGTTCATCCAGATTCGGCTCCTCTGGGAAATACTTCTGCAAATACGCCAACATACGCAGCTCCGCATTTACCGCATCGGTAACCGGTGGAACGGGCTCCGTAATCGTAGTATCTAACGGTTCCATCCAGGATGGCCAATTTGCCAATACATCCTCCACCTTCAGCGCGGCACGGAAGTTGCGCGGCCCATAGACACGATCACGGAAATCCGCCAGAAGCCTCAGCGCCTTCGTACCCTGATTACGGATGTCTGAATCGGCATAGATCAGCAACGTCTTGTAATGCTTCTTCACTTCCGTCGTAGTTGGAGCCGCATCCAGAGCTTGTGTCGTCAATGTCTGCATATCCAGATCAAACGACGCAAATGCCTCCCGCTGACGTGTTAGACGCATAGATACTACCAAGAGCAGCAGGGTCGCCAGGAAAATTATCCACAGCTTGCGATCGGTATCCATTACTGAACACGGCGGAAATAGCTCCATCCAGTTCCCGCCCAACCCAGTTCCCGCTGTTCGTAAAAGAACTTGGCCTCCAATAGGGTGTTATGAACGGATATTGCTCATTTGAAGAAGCCTTTACAGGACCGGTTATGCAACCGGCTCCTCCGGGTAAGAAGAAGAAGATACGCACGAAAGAAGGCTTCGCGAATCCTTCCGTACCACAGCAACTGTCTGGGGCTCCGGATCCCGATCGCCCCGCCGAAAGACCACCTCCCGCCAATGATATCTTGGAGTCCCCGCAATCGGGCGGCGCGAAACTCAACGGAAGTGGTGTCGCTTTAGATGATATGTTCCCGTTGCCCGGTGAAACCGCCGATACCGAATCATGGGAGCGGGCTTTCATGTTGGAACCCGACTGGACAAAAACACATTCCATGAAGAACATCGTGGGAGGGACCCCGGCACCACTCAACGGCGCACCTACACTGTGGCGTCAGATCCCCGAACCTATTGGCCTGACATCATCCCCGTCATCCTCCATGATTGAACCTATGGTTCCCATCCCGTCTGAGCTCAACCGACGTCTGGATGCACTGACCCGGCAACTGGAGTCTCTGACCACTCCCACTCCACTCCAGAGCACCGCCGAACTCTTCCTGTTTGTTGCCATCGGCCTCCTGCTCCTGCTGGCAATCGATACCCTGCTCCGCTATGCAACCAAGATGTCTTCTTCTACACGAATGAGTAGTGTGGGAGGAGGCAAATACGGATGGAAATATGTCAGCGGCGGTGGAAGGCGACTTTTCTAGATAAATGTAATTGTTGAACCCGGCTTGCGGGTCGGATTTCCTTGTGCTAACATGCCTGCAACACCTTCTGCTGCTGGCCTGTAAGTTGCCGCCTTCTTCTTTTCGGGCTTGTCTGACGATTTTTGCATCGGTGGCGGCGGAGCCGACTGTTGGGACGCCGCCAACATCGCACGCCGAATGGGCGATTCCTCCTGATAATAATGCGTCGATTGCTCCTTCCAGCTGACAACCATACGATTTGGTGATACATATAGCACTTTGAATCCGGAATTGCGGAGATTCCAGATAACATACAGAATACAGTCCTTCACATCAAATCGGGGACACCCCGGTTGCCATTCGGGGACATCGTAATACGTCATCTGTGGCGAATTTGGCAGAGTGGATGTATGCCGAATCTTCTGATGTACGTTGGCCAGAATACGATTATAGACCTGGAGACGCATTGCATCTAACCGCGCCTGGTCTTCGAAGAGAGCGGATGGCGATAGCTGCGGTGGTGGTTGCTGCGACATTCCCCTTGATGTAACAAGAGGAATGGCTTTGGACGCGGTACCGCGTGAGCGGTGGAAACCAAGTGCTGTCAGCTTCAGCTCCGGTGGAGTACTCACTGTCGGACACTTTGGTGTTCTGAAACGTCTGTTGGACTCCGATGTACTATCGGAGGTGCGGGCATGGTACGGCTGCTCCGGTGGATCCATTGCTGCCTATGTCGCCGCGCTAGGATGCACCAGTCGGTGGCTACAGGAATGTATCCAAATTCTGGATATGCGCACAATGCTCCAGATTCAGGAAGATCTACTCATCGATTATACGACCCATTGGGGAATGGATTCCGGCGATTCTCTGACCGAATATCTCGGGAAAATCGTGGATACCTGGGAACCGGGTGCTAGCACATGGACCTTCGCCGATTTCGCCCGAGAACGACCTGGAATTCAATTGGGAATTATTGCCACCAATGTAACGGAACAGTGTCAAGTTCTCTTCTGTGCTGAAAAATACCCCGCCGTTCGTATTCTGGATGCAATTCGCGCATCCTCCGCCATCCCGCTCATCTACACACCCTTCCGTCTGGGAGAAGCATTATACTGCGATGGTGCAGTCGTAGAATCGTTCCCCTGGAAATGCATTGCTGATCACGATAATACGTTGGTGATTGCGTGCAAAGATAGCCAAATCAATAAATTTCGGCAGAATCGTGTGCCACGGCCCATACAGACACTGAGTGACTATATTTTCAACATTCTGCATATGCGCTCCCATGTGCTAGCGGATATTCCACGAAATTGGATAGCTGTTAATAATACAACACTTACCCAAATCGATTTTCAGATGTCCCGTGAAGAAATGGTCGGGCTATTTACACAGGGAGAACGGGTGGCAGAGGCCTGGTTGTCGTTTAGGCTAACTGCTGGGTCAAAAAATCCAGAAACCCGCTCGTCTTGCGGGCCCCATTGTACTTCACCTTGTTGCCAGCCGCTGTCTCCAGATAGAATGTCGGATACCCCTTCACTTCAAATCCCTCTGCCGCAGCGGGCTCCTTTTCAGGATTCACATACACCATCTTCACTACCTTCCCGCCGATGGTCTTTGTAGCACCCAGAGCCGTGAATTCGGGCTTGGCTGTCTGACAATGCGGGCACCAATCCGTTCCGAACATATAGAACGTGGGCTGAGAGTCTTCGAACTTCTCATAGAGCATGTGACGGGTCTCTCCAGGCAGAATACCCTGGGGGTGACCACGACGACCATGATGGGCAGGGCGATATCCGCGGGGTGTCATAATCATCGCGAAAATATACAACAGAGCCAGGCCTGCAATGAAGATCCAGTAAGGCTTGATATCAGCGAAGTCCATTTATTATAGTCACAGATTTCTACTGAGCAGCGGCTTTAAGAATGCGCGCACCTATATACATTATGAAGAGACAGCTGGTGTGGCCGGGAAATGATGGAGTGCCTCGTCTATGGTCCGTAGAAATTCCCGCGGAAGTATCGCGATCTACTGATACTGACATATGGTCCTATGTACAACGTTTCATTGTGTCTGGTGAATCAGAGGCAATGAAAGGGTTCTTTCGTACTTACTATCCTGGAATTGGATGGGGCTCTAACGGGACCCACGCCGCTGTGTCCGCCGTGTCAGTAGTCGCTTGCGGCGGACAGCGCGACATGTCTTACCCCGACGACTCTTACTCTTCCCGCAATTACTCTCAAACGCCGCGAGCTCCGCACGCATTGCAGGGAGCGAAGAATGCGGGGTCGGGCATTTCAGATTCACACAAACATTCTCTTCGAGGACCCACATCCAACGCATCACGGCCGCGCGGCCATGCATCAGCGGGGGATAACCGGCGGCCTTCAAACCATTCGACCAGGCCTTCCGCCACCCCCCACACGGCAGGATGGATGGGATCAACCGCCACCAAGCCGCCAACTTCTCCAAACGCTCCGCGCGCGTGAGCAGATTGTATCGATTCCGTGTCCGTAGGTCAAGTGTGGCCCAATCGGTTGTCGGCTCCGGTGTGTCTGGCATAGGGGCCGGATCATAATCTGCTGCCGGTGTTGTAAATGCAACCGACGTCATGAAATCCCAACCCAGGAGTGGAGAACTATTACATAGACCACCCTGGAGCGCTTCGTATTTGCGCTTGATAGTGGGCCAGGATGGATTGCAATCCGATAAGAGACCCTGACCCCGCAGCTTCCCATTTACGCGATTGTGAATGTCATACATCCATTTCCCGAACGCATCCGGCTTCGCAAGTATCTCCATTGTCAGAGGCTGCAACCGTGTATAATCATGGAAAGAGGCACGACAGTATTTGCACGGTAGAACGAACTCCAGCAGATCGAACCACTCCTTTACCTGCTCCTTTCGCTCCGAAACTGTACGGTCCGCGGCAATCAAATGCAACAGACGCCATCCAGATGGTCCCCAAAAACGTGTATCCATTACTATTATCTCAGAAAATTACCGAAACCCGTGATTTTATGACATAATTATGATATGATCCGACACTTACATATTGCTGATGGTGCTTAACAGAGGGCGCACTAACCAGGGCTCTTCAGGAGCATAGTTGGCCTTGCAAGAGACCTTGGGCTCAGGGCAACGAGGAGGCTCCACGGGGGCGCAAGGAGGACAGGCCTTGGGTTCCGGGCACTGTACAACAGGGCAACGGGGGCGGGGGCAAGGAGGGCAGTCACCGATCTTGCAGGGCTTGTTGCATGTGCTGATACAGGGAGGGCAGGGAGGGACCGCAGACTTCAGAATGTACTTGGACATGTCAGGAGGGGCGGGACACTCACTCTTCAGCATGTACTTGGACATATCCGGCTGGGGAGGGCAGGGAGGGATAGAGGCCTTCAACACGTACTTGGACCAGTCGATCTGGGGACACTTATTCTGATCCGGCATGGGTTCCGCACCACCGCCTGGACCAATGGGGCACTTGCAGTGGCTGCGCGAGCGCTGGCAGACCGTACATGTCGATTGGGTGACATCAATGAACCCTTCCACCTTACGGCCCGATAGCAGATAACCCAGAACTAATCCGATTATCAAGATACCAACATAGGGGGCTAACTTATCCACAGACATGATACTCTATTGTACCGGTTGGTATTTTTGCGGGATCGTTGCTACAAACCCCTCCCCCGATAATGGCGTCGGGAAGAAATAAACATACAGGGAAAAGGCATACAGAACACTCAAGATGATAATCCAGAGAGTATAATCACGAAAAAGGGCGTCCAATGTTGATCCGACGATGTCCATCTGATGGTAGCAGCGGATTTAGACATTGTGGCGTGGGCAGTTGAACTGTTCTGGCGTTACCGTGGGGACGGAGAAACGGAGACGACTACAGACCGTATTAATGGTGGTTTCCGCTTCGTATTCGTCCTGAATAGGGCGTTTGGAACTTGGACAGCCAAGCGCCTCCGCGTCCTGGGGGAATGCTTCGCGAATCTGTGTGCAAAGAGTATTTGCACGCTTCTGCAGATGTTTGGGCATATCATAGGGTTCGTGATTGGGTTCGATACTACATGTCGCAGAGGGTGCAGGGGCGGGCGCAGTGACATGATTGAACTCCGCAATAGAAGACCGGGCAGCCGCCACTTCATGAACACTGGCCTCACCGGATTCCATACGACCCAACATTTCAGTAACGGTTTTCATGAGATTATCCTGACCCGGCACATATTTGACCGTCAGTGTCCATTGAATATCCTTCAGTTGCTGGATGACATCGGCGGGGTTTGCAGATGCACGGGGTATGACTACCGGATTCGGTTCCATACTGAAGAGTGTGGGCAGTGGCTGATCCGGTTTTAGCATCTGTTGGAGGAACAGACGTGCAGCACTCACACGAATGGGAGGTGGGTTGAATTTGCGTTCGGTATTCTGCAACTCCTGGGCGAACACCTGCAACTGCTGGAGTCGTACCTTCTGCAGAGGATCCGGTAATGTGTGCCCACGCAAAGAGTCCAGCCCCGCCTGGAATAATCCACGGAATTCCACATACTGCGTGGCCGTCAAAAAAGAGTCCGCTGAACTGTGCTGGGCAAACTCATAGAGCTTATCCAAATTCGGTGCTAACTGTTGCCACCCCATATTCTCCGTGCGGAGATGGAGAATTTCCTGATTGACAATGGCAGCCTTATCTGTGATTACTCCTGTTCCCAGTTGATTGCGGATCTCGCGAAGACGGGCCTGCAGAATCACACGTTCCTGTAACTGACTCGGGGTCAGTGATGCAGGATTATTGCGTTCCCGCTGAGAGGCCGCATCCAACCATGTCATAATCTTACTGTCGAGCTCCGCCAGATCCTTCAGCGTAGCCATTGCCTCTTTGGGTGCAACCATGGCACCGGGCACACCCATGGGGCGCTGTGTTGATGTCGGAACCATGTTGGATGGCTGCGCTACAGGAGCACGATTCAGATCCGCTGGTACATTCTCATATCCTTCGTATGTCTGGTGGCTCTGATAATACAGAAGCGCTGCAACCACGAAAATTGCAATGGCTCCTCCCAGTAAAGTAAATGATGACATTGTCCTTACTTCTGTAAGTGATTTTCGACTATGGCACCTTCCCACACATCGGGTGCCTGGAATTTTGCGCGATAGACCCAATACGCGATGTTCGGTACGGGCTTTTCCCGTGTGGCATTTCGTTGCATCGATTCCTCTATGGTGGTGGTGACCCAGATGATGCGGGCAGAAAGCCCATGCGCTTTGGCAAAGTCAATGTAGATCTTTCGTTTATCTATTGTACCCGCGGTTGAATCAAACACTATCGATTTCTGTTGAACGTGTTTGGTTGCTTCACGGATCATGGCTGCCGGTGTCTTCAGGATATCTCCATCCGCACGGAAATATCCCCGCTCCTCCAGCGCTCTGGCTATCGTCGTTTTGCCCGAACCTGGATACCCCATCATGATCACTACTTCTCTGTCGGTCATCATCGTATGAAGGGTTCTGGGAATTCTGCAATACTTCAACTTTTACAAGGTGCAGTTCCAGCAGGGAATGGAATCACGCGCAATGTATTTCTCCTCCAGCTCTTGGCGACTAATGTACTTGGACATGTCGGGGCATTTCTTACACTTGGGGCAGTTGTTCTCCTTCTTATGGCACTTACGAACACATTCATCTGCAGCCTCCTCGGTGGCATCCTGAATTTCCTTGTCGCGACCCAGTGTATCAACCTGAGGAACCGGGCCCTGACCCATAGGATTGGCCATTGGATTGGCCATCAGATTTGCCATCGCAGGAGAGACCGTGATGAGTTCTTCGATCTGTAAGTCCGGTGTAGAAGGATTCTCAAAGTGCTCTATCGCTTTGGGACCCATCAGAAGCCCCAATCCAACTAACACAATCAGTAAAATTGACAATAGTAGCGTACTCATTACTGTGTGTAGCGAAAATGAATACGAAGAGTTCGATGAGTTCGATGAAACGTCAATGGATCGAAGATGGTATGGTAGAAGTGGGCCTTGATGAAGCAGGGCGCGGATCTCTCTGGGGGCGCCTGTATGTGGGCGCAGTGGTCATGTCGCCAGAAGATGAGGCATACTTTGACAATGGAGTGGCTCTCAAACAGATCACCGACAGTAAGAAACTAACGCGCCGTCGTCGTGCTATCCTGGCCGATTTCATCAAGGAGAATGCAATCGAAGCCGTCGTAGAATGGTCCGAACCGGAGGAAATCGATACCCTCAACATTCTGCGCGCAGATATGGCTGCCATGCACCGGGCCCTCCGCTCTATGATGGTTCCCTTCCAACGCATTCTGATCGACGGTGATCACTGGGTGCCATGGGCCGATGCGGCCGGTGATATTGTTCCAGGTATTACAATCGTGGAAGGCGATGCCCACTCACTGCCCATTGCAGCGGCATCCATTATTGCCAAAGAGGCACATGATGACTGGGTACGGGAAATGGTGGCCGCAAATCCGGAGCTTGATGAACGCTATGGATTCGCCTCCAATATGGGATACGGGACTGCTAAACACATGGAGGGTTTGACGACATGGGGCGCTACACCGCAACATCGGAAATCGTTCGCACCCGTGGCACGTGTTCTGGGATCCACTGCTGCAACTATCAAAACGAAGAAACCTCTCTTCAAACATCACTTGTAATGCATGTGGGACATGATTTACAACAGATTAGAATTATGCGTTGTTCTACACATTTTCGAACTGACCCGTCATGGGGTTATAGGTCGGAGGGGGAGAAATGACGTCTGTCTTAAAAAAAACGGAAGCCGCCCTGCTGCTGCTTCTGCTTCTGCTGCTGCTTCTGCTTCTGGCTCTGCTTCTGCTTGCGACTCTGCTTCTGCTTCTGGCTCTGCTTCTGCTTCTGGCTGCGCTTGCTCTTGCGCTGGGTCTTGCGTTGGGACTTACGGGACATCTTGACCATCTTATATTCAGGGCGCCTAAATTTTGGTGAAGGGGTCGCCAAAATCAAACTTGACAACCGCACCGGGGTTACCCCTGCTCAAACACGATGAACACGATGACTGACTCTATCCGCATTCTTGTCCTTGATACTGAGACCAATGGTCTTCCCAAAAATAAGTTTGCACCCATCTCACAAACCGATGCATATCCTGCTATTCTCCAACTCAGTTGGGCTACTTACACCATTTCCGGACGGTCTCTCCATTCTGACCAAAAGAAGGACCTTACGCTGGCTCTCCACCCCTCTATCTCATGGGATGCCGGGGCGGCCGCCATTCACGGAATCACCGAAGAGGCATCGCGCCGGGGTATTTCTCCCATGAACGCATTCATTGAACTTCGATCCATGTTGCGTTCTGTCGATATTATCATTGCGCATAATCTGGCATTCGATAAGCCCATTCTCCGTGCCGCTGCATATGCGGAATCTATGCGGTGCCCCGATGCGGCCATCGCTGAACATCTCCGCACTCTCTGGCCGACTAACGTGGCAGAGTTCTGCACTATGAAGGAAACACGCGATATTATGTGCATTCCCAGTCCAACCGGCTATCACAAGTTTAAGGTACCCAAACTTGCGGAACTCTATGCATGGCTCTATGGACACACATACGACATCTCTGGCGCAACAATGCATAACAGTAAGAATGATACGCATTGTCTGGCACGTTGTGTGGAGGGACTACTCCGTAAGGGCTATATCGCGATCGCTGATCGGAAGCTGGCTGTCAATACTAGACCGTCTTCGCCTGGCGGCGGCGGCGTGTAACACGGAACCCCGATGAAACTCGCAGCGCATTCTCCAATTCTTTGCGCTTCTCAACAACACGCTCTCTGTGAGCTTTTTTGAGTTCGGGCATGGAGGGTTGGTGACCAACACAATCCATTGTGAAGACTTCATGGGGCGCGGCACCTTTGATAACCGCCTCCTTGCGACGTTCGGACTCCATATCCACCAACATCTGGATGACACACAGGAGACGATACGGGACATACCCGTCCAGCTGTGCGAAATACATGGCATAATACATCTGAATCAGCAGATCCAGCGAGGCCAAACGATAATCGGAGGGCTCCTGCAGCGTGATATAGGAATGACATGCCACTGTTTCGAAGATGACAGCATCCAGCTCCCCCTTTTTGGTTCGGAGTTCCACGCGGGCAGGCAGCAGCTCTCCTTGGGCTTCATACGAAATCGGAATCAACGTGGTCTTATCCGTAATCGCCTTCACGACACTGATAGGGCTATTCGATAACATCATCGCGATTTCGTCTTCCGGCGGATTAGTTCCAAACATATATGAAATCCCCGTCAGAAATACGGACCCCGTTTCGATTCCCGCTTCAATGATTCGGCGCTGACGACCTGCACGCCTGGAACTCACGGATTGTGGGATATCATCCTTATCGTACATATGTACAGGACAGTTCCCCGCCTTAATGGGATGTTCCGCATTCAGTAACAACAGACGTTCATAGACCTTTTCCCATCGACTCACCATTCCCGCAGGACGACTCAGCTCCAAATACATATTCATTCGCAGGAAATTGGGGCTTGCATAGTGGATCCCTTCAATCGTGGAAGAATCCTTGATGATTCGTTCGTAGATTTCGGGGGGCATGTATGTGATATCCGCAGCAGATCGATAATTAACGAAGATCTTGTAGGTACCTTCATGGATTCCGAATTTGGCTTCCACATCCACGAACCCCTCCTGCTGAAACTGCACAATCAGATCGGCACAGTCCTGCAGAGGGTCGTGTGTCATAAAATCGTAATCGGGTAGATATAGCGTTGGGTCATAGAATTTGTGTTCGGGAGACAGATGCGCATTGATCGCCGCGCCACCATACACGACCCGCCCTTTGACGCGCAGGAAGGATTCCATGATATCCACGATTTTACGTGCTTCAGTGTCTTCTGCGGCATAGCGCTCTTGGAAATCCGCGGCCTCAGCTGCTGCCGCACGTGCCAGGGATACAAGTTCTTTCATCGTCGGTTCCTTCATGATGCACCTCTATCTCGGGAGTTGGATATTTTACTGCGCAATACGCTTGAAACTATATTTGCCGAAGTTCTTGTCGTCGAAAAACTCCGTTAATATAGCATCACTATCATTATGCGATAACAGATTGACGGCTACCATTTGCGCACCGGTTCCCATACAGGTATCGTATGTGGCATCATTGCGATAGAAACGGTCGTTGTCCGTAGAAGTGCCGCCAATACTGGGCTGGATCACGACCAAACCAGTTTGCGCAAGTGTCTGTTTTGCAATGTTCGATGAATCACAGTTGGGGTAACTCACGGCTTTAATGGCAGAGATGTTGGGCAGATCGAATACAATGGGACGCTCCTTGGAGGCAAGGACATTCGTGGCCTCCCCCAACTTTGTCTTCAGAAGTGCCACATTGAACGTCTCTATGCTACTGACATTCGGCAATGCATTGAATCCCGGCTGGATATCGGGATTTACGATCACTACTACACGAGACTTCAGCACACTCACAGCGGTCTGACAGAGTTTGTCCTGATTATTGGCGCGCCCCCATTCAGCCGACATGGAGTATCCTCCGATCGCTTTCTGTACAACGGAACCCAGATAATTCAAGTATTCCGTGGTCATCGCACCGTGGAGATTCAGGATCAAAAAGAAGGGGTCCTCATTCTGATTACTGGGGGATGCAGTAAAGGCGGTGGCAATCGTTTGCGTCAGAATCTCACTGACATTGCCGACATTGCGTGAGAGGCGCTGCCAGTTGCTGTATCGACCGGTTCCCTTGTTCAGACCTCCTGTGTTGCGCCACCAATTGGCCACCGACCATTCATTGGAATCCACCATCGATGCAATGACCGGCATCTTCATATTGGCCGGATCTGGCCATATATCGAATACCATTGCACGGGCACCGGCCTCCACCTGCAGTTGGGCAGCATCCGCCGATACGGAACCGATCCAGGGTTCCAGGAGCTTCATATCTTCCGTAAAGATACCACCGAAGTTCGCTGTTGCGATTGCGAACTGTGTTATCGGAGTACTGTCGGGGATCTGGTTATCCGTCAAGTAGTCTGACAGTGACTTGCGCGCCCCCTTCAGTGCATTGTAATCCATCTTGGCCCAACCGGTAGGGAGACTGGATGTGTTTGTTCTGGTGAGCGTCAGATAGACAAGCAGCACACTCAGCGTGATGAACACACAGAATGCCAAGAAGATATGGAAACCAATTGGCAACCATTTGTTTGTAACTGTGCCGATGATGGGCTCTACTAATTCGAATGCCGGCATTCTCCTCTATCGTTGGACATCAAATTAAATCTGCTATGATGTTTCCAAACCCCAGTTATATCTATCACACACGAACGGTATTAGTCGCTCCATAATGAAGGGATGGAATGGGTAATGCGGGGTCCCACACAGTTTAAGCAAGCGATCTGATGATAATTTACCTTCATAGTACATTGCATCTGAGAATAAGAGGGACTTAATATGTGGAGGAGCATTATCTAACAAATTTACTGCTTTTTTGGCAATCTCTAGATAAATTTCAAAATTACCTCGAGATAATATCCACATATTGGACCATATATGGTATTGTTTATATGTAATGCCTTCTGAGTTATATCCTAGGTTCTCTATTAACCAGTCCCAAATACGTCTAAATATAGCGCCATGATACCGTGCCCCCTGATCTATATATGATTCACCGCCATTACGCTTGGCCCAAAATGCTCGAATATTCTTTCGATTCTGTGGGGGTACAATATCCTTTAGTGTTAAACGGGTTTTTCTGAAAAAAGAAGGTGTTATAAACCCAATATATTCTATTTCAGAGGGGATATCCGATATATTCAACATCCGAAACGCTTCTGATTCGAAAAATTCACCCTGCGGTTCCAATTTGAGAGGGAAAATTCGTGGATCTGTCAAATATTCATCTATATTTTCAGTATTATACAGCAAATATATACGCACATTTTGCATTTGATCGTATTAGATATAATCAGTTTAAGTCACACCTACAGATCCTCCTCCGATAGCCCCATCATTGCTAAGACTTTGGCATCGGCCGCCTTGATCTGCTCTTCCATTCGACTTGCCGCTGCACGTTTCTCTTCCTTGGCCGACATCTCAGGGACTTTATTCGGAATCGCCAGTACCGGTGCAGTCGGATCCGCTAGATCTGCGGCCACCTCCTTGTATGGCAGATCGACCTCCGCCAGTGTTTGTTGTAGTGGAGGTGCCGACCAGATTGATTCCGGCTGAGGGGTCATACATGCGCGGATCTGTAACATCCATGCCAGCATAATGCGGAGACGTTCCACGGCGGTCCAACGTTTGAAATGGATACGCATTGCCGCTGCTATCGCGTTGTGTAGAGTAACCCAACCACGGTGAAGACCCTGCATAGAGGACAATAGAGATTTCCCAATATCCAGCCAGAACCAGAGAGGGGTGATACGCTGTTTGGTAGTAAGATCCGCGGGGCCACGCTCTGCGCATTTCAGTGGAGCCTGTAGCCCCTGTTGCGCGGGTGTGAGCAGGGTCCATGCAATCGCTGACATGGCGATGCGGAGATCGCCCCTCTGAAGTGAATGAATCCACTGTCCGGCCATCATACGGAGATCCATTGCATCGTCGTCGCGCTGCCATACCCGCAGGACAAGTTGCGAATCCGTTACAGTAGGAACATTGCCCGCCGCCCAACTATCGCGCATTACACTCACATCATACAGAATGATCTCCTTGGAAGGCCATACTACCGGTGTTAGACGGGGCTGCTGAATGAGACGTTTCGTCATCTCACTGCACGTGGCGCGTACCTGCGGATCATTGCGAAACCCCGACCAATCATTGGCGAATCGTTGGGCGTTCTGCACCGTGGAATCCCATGTCTGATTTAGCAAAATGGGGAGTGTTGGCGATGATGTACCGGCACCTTGTGCAGCGGCCCACGCGAGCCAATAGGAGGCCCATAGAGATCCGATGGCACCGGGTGTTGCGACTAACTCCGCTGTCCATCGCCCTGCTGCTCTGCCGTCACGGCGGTCGATCACATCACGCAGATTCCGACGTACATCCGCCAGATCATATCCACAGATCGTTTCGTGGGGCATCTCTATTATTGGGTTGGAACCATCTAGCGATCTTCTTACCGTAAGTCAGAGAGGATGGAATTTGATTTCGAAACCATGTGGCCATTCATCTTGGGCATTGTTATCATGTTGATGTGCCTGTTCTATCTGATTGAACTCCTGCGCTCCCATACCAAAAAACGCTCCATTGGGGGACTGGAGGGGATTGAAGGGTTCGCCAATCCTGGTGATAATGGATTCGATCAGCGTATGGATGATGCCTGTTACGATGTATTCTATTCCAAGGTGTATGATTCCCTGGTGCAACCCGCAGCACGGGCCGGTTTAGAAGTACAGACACCCCTTGATTGGATGACCAACGAAATGAAGAAACCGTTGGGAGATATTCGGGTTGCCGATATTGGATGCGGGACCGGTATGCACGTAGAACTCTTCGCCCAGCGGGGTGTGCGATCCGTGGTAGGCTATGACAAATCCGAATCGATGATTACCGAAGCCAAACGGAAGTATCCCACACGGAAGTTCGTCATCGGTGATGCCACCGTGGCAACAATGTCCGCCCCGGATCAGTTTGATCTCATCACGATGAACTACTTCACGATATATATGGTCCCCGATCGTCGCGAAATGCTCAAGAATATCTATCTATGGCTCGCACCTGGCGGAGTCTTCTGTTGTCACATCGTCAATAAATTCAAATTCGACCCCGTGTTAGAATCCGCCAGCCCGTTTGTTGGGTTCTCTGTGCAGAAATACGCCGACGAACGTGTTACCAAGAGTAACGTGACGTTTGAGGAATTCGAATATACGGGAGATTTCCAGCTGCACGGATCACGCGCCATGTATGAAGAGGAATTCCAGTTCAAAGATGGAAAGCGGCGCCGCCACGAACAGCGTGTGTGGATGCCCACCATTGAGGCCATGGTCAGTGAAATCAAAAATGTGGGATTCACTCTGCTGCACCACATTGATCTAACGCCCATTGGATATGAATATCAATACCTGTTCATGTTCGGTCGCTAGACACGGTTATGCAGTTTATCCGCCACCACTTTCGGGTTCTCTTTTGCCAAGTGGATGCGACCTTCCTCTTTGAAATCATAGCAGCAGGAATGATCCTCTGGTAGTCGATGTAGTCCGCAGTAGCGATTCTTGCATTTTCCACACGTGATATCGGATAACATGAGTTTCTTTTTACAAGTCTGACAGCGTTTCTGTAGAACCGGTGTCGGAATTTCAATCGTAGGTTTCGGTGTTTCCATCTTCTTATTAAACATGGAAAGATCAAATACAGTCATAGGCAGCATATCAGACATCGTCGGGTATGTCAGTAGGTGGGCGTTTCAGCCGTCAATTTTAGACCCCTGGTCAAAGGAGGATGCTATGGAATGATCCGTGGATCGAAGCGGCTACCACACGGGGACTGCGACCCGGCCCATTCTGCACACTGATTCCACCGCCCCGCCCCGTCCTCCACGCCGACTACAGCTTCGATTGTGTGACAGGAGAGACCCTCAACGTGGCCGAATGGCAGGAGGTCGTGCGATCTAAGTGGCCCAACGATGTTATAGCAAACCGCCTCATGGGGGCCTTAGTGCCGTGTTTGCGCCGCGAAGGGCAACTGATTGCGACGTGTGTTTTGCGGCCGCAGGGTGGGCCCTTATGGGTCATGGAGACCTTCGTGGCACGGTGGCGGGGATCGGGGTACGGGGGGCTCTTGCTCCGGTGTTTTATCGACTGGATGTGGCGGCGCTTTGGGCCGGTTACAATTGGATACACGTGGGAACTGACGGCGGGTCAATTGGTGGGGGCTGCGATACGGGGATGGTTGGCATCGGCTGCGTCTGTCCAAATGGGTTGGTCTTGGATGGCCTCTGCAAAGTCGGCGACTGCCGCTGTGCGACCGACTCTGCCAGTATGGATGTCGGATAAAGGGGGGTCCGCAGTTGTTACGGATTCGGGGCTGGAGGATGGATGGGGATATGTAAGTGCGTATCGTGGCTCTCCATCCTGGGATTTAATTGCCAAAAAGGGCGGATGGCAGCGCCTTTGGTTTAGAGGGAGTTCTGCGCCATCAGATCAATGGAAATGGTCTGGTGAGTTTGTTGTAGTAGCGTTTATGAATTCGAATATTTCTAGATCAAGTGAATGGATCACTTCAGAGATCACTTGCGGCCGCGGAGATCATATACATGGCGCTTGACCTCCTTGCCGTTCTTGCCATAGAAGGTATGGACGCGGATCTTGGCCGCATCTGCTTCACCTTCATCATCACTGATCTCACTATAGACTACATGAGGCTTCTGAGCAAGGCGCTTGGAGCGACGAGTAGGCTCTTCATCCTCAGACTCAGACTCAGAGTATTCAGAGTCGTCATCAGACTCGGAATCAGAGTCAGAGTAGGAGACAGGCGCCTTCTTTGCGATGCGCTTAGAACGACGGACAGGAACCTCTTCAGTGGCATCAGAGTCGTCAGAAGAGTCGGAGGATTCAGAGGCAGTGTCTTCATCGATCTCAGGAACCTCTTCACTGTAGTCGAAGGGGTAATTGAAGTAGAATTCAGCAATTACGCCGTTGTCATCGCAGCAGTCAGAACGATCATCATCCTCATCCGAACCAGGCCAGTTGTCAAGATGGAACTCGACAGTGTCAAGGATGGAGGAATAGACATCATTCTGCTTGAGGTGGTCGCGACTGACGAAGACAGCAGGGAAGAGAATCCAGTCGATCTGCATGAACGCGAAGGCATCATCATCCACAATCATGTTATTGATTGCACGACGGAACCAGCGGAACACAGAACCACCAGACACTACCGTAGTTGCATGGTACCCATCGGCGGTCTTGTGTGCAATCTGGTAGCGATTGATCCCAACATTGCTAATCTTAACGGCATCGTCGATAGGATTAGCAGTAGCCTTGGCATTCTCAGGGCGGATAAAGCGGACAGTAATAGCGTTGATCATCTTGGTAGAGCAGGACATCGTGCCTGTCACACACCGGCGCCTTTAGGCCGTCACCTTTTTTGTTGCCGGTCGGCAACTTAGGCGACCACCAGCTTTTCAATGGTATCACGATAGATAGTTTCGATCTCCAGATAGTGGGAAATGATCTGCTTACGCGCCTCCACCGCCACACCCTCCACATATTTCAGACTGCCCGCCGCTACCACCTTCGGGTGGAGACGTACAATCGACTGCTTTGTGTCAGGATCTTCAATCACATAAATCAGCGAATTCATGATTTCCCAGATCTTCTTCACATGACGACTATAGGAACCCTGCATGGCCAATAAGCCATCCTGCACTCCCTGGAAACGCACACGGGGATTCTGCCCCGTTGATTCGCAGATTACCGTCTTGCTCACATCCTTGAACTTGTACTGATCCAAAAAGACCGATGTCGTACCTACATCAGGACCCTCCAGAATGGGCACCTTGCCACCGCGATAAATGCTCTTCATACCCGCCAGGAAATCGAACCACGGCTGGACAAACCGTGTATCCGTGCGACGATCACTGGACAACACATTCCAGTCCGCATAACACAGGAACTGTAGGGCAGTGTAGGGATAGATCTGACCCATGTTCGTCTCCAACCAATACGGATCACGGCAAATACCCGTCTGAATAGTACGATCGGGATTCAACTTCGCCGACAACGTAACCGAACGCACCGCCGCAGGACAACTCTGCTTCACCACCATGTTACGGAAATTGTTCAGCACACCATAAATATACTTGGAGGCAGCCAAGGGAATATCGTAATCCATACTGCTGGCTGCCGGCGCCATTGCAGGTCGCTGCTGTTGGAGACCCGACTGGAGCTGTAACGGTAGAATCGCACGCTGCGCTGGAGCGCCGTATGGCGCGCCCATACCAGGATAATATGCAGCAGGGGGAGGAGCACCAGGATAATACCCAGGAGGAGCACCATACGGCTGTTGAACCGCACCACTGAAGCCCTGAACATATTGCGTCAAGAACTCCGTCAGAGAAGGGAGAATCAGCGAAGGATTGTTACCCTGCTTGGCCTGACTGAATACCAGATTCGCCTGATTGAGCTGCTCACGCGTTTCACGGAGCGGGGCTTCCCAACCCTGTGTGCGGCGAAACAGCGAATACCAGACACTATACGGAGAGGAATGCGGAGAAGCTGATACCAGCGACTTGAAGACATTCTCATATAACACACCGACCATCCAGGGAAGACCCGCATTGTCCAGAACACGCAGTGGCAGCACAGTACGTGTGGTTCCGGGTATCTGCACAGGGTTCATGAACTGCACCTTCAGTGATCCCCTGGGTAAAGGCTCGGGCTTCCCACCCTCCGCAGAGAGATTGGCATACGTGATTACACCCTCCGTGCGAACGAACCCCAGTCGAAAGGAGTAATCGTCACCCGCGGGATTATTCAGACGTATTCCCTCCGTACTGGCCGCACCAATATTGGAGGCCGATATGTAATTGTTATTCACCAGCCACTCACGAACATCGGGAATACCGCCACCTCCTTGCCCGGTGGTGAGCTTGGAACCACCTCTCTGCTGTGACTGCATCTGTGACACCGCCTGACGGGATACACCCGCCACCGCCGTATCACGGGACTGATTGGCGACTTGGATGGAGGCCAGTGATGCAACCACAATCGAAATCACCCGCAGAATAGTTCCCGTCAGCTGTTTGCAGACCTCCTTGCGGACTTCCGGCTTATCAATGGATTTGCGCGGATTCAAATACGCTACCGCCACATCCTTACCCTCCACGGTTGCCATGAATGGTAGTAACTTCTTCTCTACCTGATTACGCAAAAAGACGGCATAATCGCCACAGACACCAGGGCGACCCAGATTGTTGATATCATAGATATCGGGTGTGTTCAAAATTCGTGAGATTGCAACGGATAACAAGTCCAGATCACTGTTCATTTTCGCATCTAACGGAAACGGATTATCCAGTGCTACGCGGCTTCCTGCTGCTCCCATTACTCATCCTGGCGGATTTATTATGCGCCTTCCAACAATTGCTCCTTCCAGGGCTGCATGCGCTTCAGACATTTCTGGATTGTCACGGCACTGATACCGCATACGCGTGCGATATCGGCGTTGTCCATGGAGATTCCCAGGGCTGCACAACAGAAGGCAATTACACTTGCCGTGAGAGAAGGTGGCGTATTCTCCGGGACAACACCGAGCTCTTCCGTACGTGCGCAAACATGTCGAACAAGTACCTCCAGTGTGGCGGAATTCGGCGCACTCAAATTCGTCAAGAATGGCTTGATGAAGTCCTCATATGTCGTGGTACGGGTGGCCGTTTTCTGGAGGATCGCACGGCGCATATGAGCACGGGCAGCAATCACATCCGACGTCTCTTCCATGACCACTGTATCTTTCTCTGTGGCCTTCGCCTTTGCCTTGTTCGCATACGTGCTTGTATCCTGACGACTGGTGCGAATGGCCAAGAGATGTTGGAACTGCTTGATACCACGGGTCACCTGACGCTGGGGAATATTGAAGATTTCCGCAATGTCCTTCGGCATACGGGGGGATTCGTGCCGTTTCAGTGCCTCCCATAGACACGCCGCCAACATCGCATCCCGCTGTGCCTGCCCGCGGCAGATTGCCGATGCCGTCAGTTGTGCATACAGCTCCTTCGCCTCTTCCAGTACTGCCGTACTGATTCCCGCATTCGTTGCACGTACCTGGAGACTCTCAAATACTGTCCAGAGCGTGCGCTCACGATAGGGCATCAGATTCCACATATGGTATCGCTTGATGCGGCGCATTAGACGGGAGGCATCACCAC